ACCACTTGAACCTGAAGAGCCATTTGAGCCAGAATTACCAGAAGAGCCATTAGCTCCTGAACTACCTGAACTACCTGAACTACCACTAGATCCCGAAGTACCTGCGCTACCTGCGGAACCTGAACTTCCAGAAGAACCAGAAGAACCTGAATATCCGCTTATCCCTGAAGAACCAGAACTACCTGAGGTACCAGCACTACCTGAAGAACCTGATTGGCCAGATTCACCATCAGGGCTGGTTTGTCCTTGGAATGATGCTAATGATACTTGGTCTAAAAATCTTACGTTGGCCATTTATACACGTGGTTTGATATAAATATAATGCTAAGAAATAATATTCGTTCTCTTGGTTGCTTCTCTTTCTGAAACTTCGGGTGTAATAATTCTTCCATCTTCTACATCTCCTGTAAAGAAAGCATCATCTGTTACTACCTCCATAGAAAACACAATTTTACTTTTTTCGTTAAATTTGTTAAAGCTATTTAACGACTTTTGCACTACGTCTGGTATAATATAGCCATTTAATTTTATGTTAAAAGTTGTTCTTACTGATCTGTCTTCTCCAGCATTTGTTTCAACAATATTAGTAAAATTGTCGATCATTGCTCTAAATTTAAAACGTTCGGGATCACCCCAATATGAATCTGAAGCATAATTAACTGCTTCAATAATTTTATTCATTTGTTCAACATAATAAGTTGAAATAGCACAACTATAAGTAACAGTTACATAATCAGGATAAACTACAGCAACAAATTCCTTTTCAGGAACTCTATTATTTAATACTGTAAAATTATCGTATGAGTTTCTGTTAGTATATTTTTTCTGGTAAATACCAAAATTTTGAGGGTTATTAGCATCTAATTTATTTCCAATTTGTCTATTTTTTTCGATACTATCACGTTTAAACATAATTAGGGGTTGCATAATAGAGCCCTTTTTATCGCGATAATAACCGTCTTTTTGAAACGACTTCCATCTTTCCGGCGAACCATATATAATTGGAACTTCAATGCGTTGTCCATTTTGTACTACAGATGGGCGAATTACATTTTGAAAATAGTAAATAATTGACTCATCAATATCTTTAATACCAACCGTAAAGGGTTTTGTATTGTCCCCTCTCCAAGAAATTTTTGTACCTCTATTAAGAGCACTTGCAGTATTAGGATTACCCATCCTTTTATCATAAGGTTGAACAAATTCATTCGAAATTTGTTTTTGGGTTTTTGGAGTGGGTTTGTTTTGTCTTTGAGCCATTACATTCTTTCTTTAGTCAATCCTACTTTATCTGCTGGTACATAATGAGTAGCACAAATAATTGATTGGTTGTATCCAAAGTTAGCTAAATCAGTCTCTAATGGATTATTTCCATTATCATCTAAATTAGGATAATCAGGATTTTTACCTACAAAATATTGGTTAGAAACTGTACTATCAATTTGGTAATATCCTTCTTGATAGAGTAAAATATCTCCTACTTCAGGTATAATATTTGCCCCATTAGGATTATCATTAGATACTACTAATAAATCATCTCTTAAAAATCTAAAAGTAATACCTTGCCCAAATCCTATACCTGTGTCTGCTTCACTATAAGCTTGATCTGCTCTTTCTATAATACAATATAAAATTACAGGAGCATAATACTTTCTCATTTGAGAAGCTTCACCATAAATATTTACTTTTGTTTCTTCAAGATCATATTTGTAAAGAACACATTGTTGAGAAATAATATCATGTATTAATTCTCTGTTTACGTGTCTAAACAAACTTATATCTCTTGAACCTCCGTATAATGCCATCTTATCCTACGTAAATTGTAAAGGGTACCTGATTTAATTCCTTTGATCTAAATTCTGTTTCTTGAGAACGGGCTTCTAATAAAGCTTTACGAGAAGTTTCATCAAAATATCCTCTTAATCTTTCAATTAAAGCTGTTTTTTCAGTGGTTGCGGCCGTAATAAGATCACTTTGGTTTAAAGTTACTTCTGAACCAGGAATAGGTACATTAGTATATTTTCCTCTAACATACCCTAACATTTCTTTTACTAATGCTAATGTATATTCAAAAATCCAAGAACGACCAACTGAGTTAATTTGGGTGTAAATTGGGTTTGTATATGGAACATTTGATACATTAGTAATTTTTCCACTACCACTTGAAACAGCAGCATTTGCTCTTTCTTCTTTAATAAGATATTGGATTTTTAAAGATCCAGATATATCAGGGATAGGGAATACTTTAAGTTGATTGTTATGAATTTCAAATGAATAATTAGATTTTCTAATTTGGTCATTAAATTCAATTGCCTGCATCTTTTGAATATCAAAATTAATAGGCATCATCATAAAGTTAATACCAGGAGAATAGTTACCAAATCCAAATGATTCTAATAGACCTGCTAAGTCAGTACCAGTACCAGCATAAGGATCGAAATATCTTACAATAGCAGGAGGTGCTTCATAAAATACTCTTTTTAATTCAATACTACCAGTAATTCCTTCAGTAGTAGCCCAAGTATCTAAATCATATTCTTGTTGGTTTGGGTTAAGATCAATTAAACCATCATACCAGTTTACATTACCTCCTGAACCCGCTTCAACCCCATATTGTTCTGAGATAGCAATAATACGGGCTAAAGTAGGGGATAATAATTTATCATTATAGTTTCCTAAAGATCCAGTTTCTGCGTAATTACCATCAATTCCTTCTAAAGAGAGATAATTTTCTCTAATTTTATAAGCATAAAGCTCATTTCCATATGTGGTTACAGCTTCTTCAAATGCTGTAAAGAATGATCCTGATTGCAGTTCAATATCTACAATAGGATATCCTAAGCGGCTAGCACAAAATTTAGCTACTTTTACTGCGTCTGCTTGAAAATCTGTATCTGAACTGTAAAACCCAAAGGGGACTGCATTTGAGTCCCAAATTGGATTGCCATCATATATAGGAATATTAGCCATGCTTCAATTTTATTTATAAATATTAAAAAGAAATGGCTTAATTGCTATTTTTTTCGACCACTTGTTCCTGAAGAACCTGTTACGATTCCTCTATCAGCGGCGTCTTCATATAATTCAATTAAATCTGATACAATAGGATCTCTATGGTTTTGTATTAAGGTAATCCCTACCATATTTTTAATACCACGAGCTGCAGAATATAAGAATCTAAAACCAGAGTCTCGTTTTGATTTTAAATCTACTTGGTGGTCGTCTCCACATATAATCATTTTAGAACGTAAACCTAAACGGGTTACGATCATTTCCATTTGTTCGTGAGTTACGTTTTGAGCTTCATCTACGATAATAACACTATCAACAAAAGTTCTACCGCGCATAAAGCTAACAGGAACGATTTCGATTTGTCCATCTGTTATACATTTTTCGATTTTTTCCTTATCATATAAAAGGAACATATTTTGGTAAATTGGTTGAACCCAAGGATCCATTTTTTCCCTTAAGTCACCTGGTAAGAATCCGATTTCTTCTTTTGATACTGTCGGACGTGTAATTATAACTTTTTCGTATTGTCTTCTAAATAAGCCATCTAGGGCAATTTGGCAAGCGAGTAATGTTTTTCCTGAACCTGCTGATCCGGCTAAAATTGTAAGTGTATTATTTAATATTTCTTCCTTAGCTAATTTTTGTTCTTCATTAAGGGTTAATTTAAATTTAATAGGGTTTTTCAATACTCTTTTTTCTTTAAATACCGGGTCGGTATGATGATTTGATGCCATTGTCTTGATAATTGATTTTTACTAATTTATCGAGTCCTGCATTAACGTGCATAGCATCATCTAATACAAGCTCGAAATTAAATCTGTCGTCCAGAGGTAGAACTAAATCTACTTGTGAACCCCATCTAATCAAGCTAAATCTTTCATTTTGAGCGCAAAGATCTAATTGCTTCTTAAATGGAGCAATTACGTTTACGTCTTCATCGGCTATTTGTATTAAGTAGTATGTGTAATCTAAGGAAGGAACATACACTTGGTTAAACATTCGTTCATTGTACTTTAAGTACTCCATGTTGTTAGGATTGATTACCTTATTTAAGATGTCCTTCTCAACCGCTAACATGGGTTTATTCGTCGATTCAATAGGTTCTAAGTGTTCGTATGTGAGTACGCCACCATAGGGAATCCTATTAATATGGACGTCGTAAAACGACATAAAAATGCCAATTACCAGCGACGGTTTATCATACTCGTCGTTACCCATAACATCTTTTAAGGTATAATTTAACCCTTTAATTTCCACAACCGCTTCATCTGGTTGTACAACTTTTTGGTAAATAATTGTCCCATCAGCAGGACTATAGAAATGCTCCCAATCAATGTGATTGGGACGGAGAGGATCTCTAAAAAAATATGTATTGCTTAGCTCGCCTACAGGGAGTTTAGAGAGTTCTTTAACCTCTCCGTTTAACCAATCTTCTAAATTTTGTGCCATTATAACAATGTTTTAGATTGATCAACTCTATTCAAATGCATTACCATACAGGACAACATAGCTCCTGATTTCATGTATTCTGAAAGGTTAAATATTACAGGTTCCATCCCAGCATCAGAACAAATTTTTTCTAATGACTCAATTTTATGTTTTTCGGCCTCATAATACTCATGTGAAGGTTTTAATTCAGCAATATTTGAAGCACATAAAATCATATTTCCTAATCTAACGGAATTTGTTATACCACAAAGAGCATCTTCAGTATCAATAGGAATAATTTCAGTATAGCGTTCTAACATTGCTAACTCTTCATCATCGAATAGCTCCGTGGCTACTAATGTTTGATCGTTATTCAACGGGAATATACTGCAATCTAAATGGTAAAGATATTCATCCGTCATTGCGACTTTAATAATTTCCATACCAAAGTTTTCCTCCATCCACTCGT